AAACTTAGAATGGGAACATTCTCATCAAGGGTGATTCTATTCAATCCTTTTGACTGCACATATGAAGTTGTTGAAAATGAGTTGAGTGAGTATGAGAAGGATCTAAAAACAGCAGGAAAGAACTTCCCCAAGACAAATGATGAGTTCAACATTCCAGGTAAAGAAAAAGAGTTTTCAAGAACGACTTACTATCTCAAAGATGTAGGGTCAACACCATCAGGTGATACGAATCAGCAGATTGAAAAGTCTGACACTGAGAACTTTGAGTATAAAAATATATTAAACCAATCCATTATGAGGTATAATCAGTTTTTGACATTTACTGCTGACATTACCATCCCAGCTGACTATTCATTGCACGCTGGTGATATGATCCACCTAGATGTTCCACTGCTTGAAGTTGGACAGACAAAAGATACAAGCAGGATGGATGGAGGTCTATATATTATATCCGATGTCACACATAGGGTGACACCACAAGAAACAACCACTAGACTAGGATTGGTTCGAGACACATCCGGTAAAAAGAGGCAAGAGTAATGGAAAGTATAGAAAAGCACATCGAAGAGGATAAGAAAATCCTCCAAGACCCCACAACAAATCCACAAATGCGTCGTCACATTGAAGGCGAACTGCATGAACTTGAAGAATACGTAGAGCACCACAAGAAAGAAATCGAAGCTGGAGATCATCATGATCCCAGTTACTTGGAACTTTTCTGTGATCAGAATCCATCTGAACCAGAATGCTTAATTTATGACGATTGATGGAGTCAAATTCGCTATTTAATCCTGGATTCCTTGGATCTAGTTTCAACTGGTGGATTGGTCAGATTCCTGACGATTCCTACTGGAGGGATAATATTACCCCTACTAAGTTTGAAGGTCCAGATGGAACCACAGGATGGGGATACAGATATAAAGTAAGAATCCTTGGTTTACATGATCGAGATGAGGAGACAATCCCATCCGATCAGTTGCCATGGGCACAGGTAATGTATCCTGTCACTGCTGGTGGTGGACAGGCTGCATCTTTTCAAACTCCTAATATCAGACAGGGCAACTTTGTATTCGGATTCTTCCTTGATGGATCTGATATGCAGGTCCCTGTCATCATGGGAGTGCTTGGCAATAACGCAAAGACAAACCTCAAAAAAACTGTTACCAACTTTGAGGGTGCAAGCGGATATCAGAAAAATGCGGTCGAGAAAGCGAGTCCAGTCAAACCACCAGATAGAGATCTTAGCATTGTCCAGGGAGAGCGAGCTGAAGTAGAGGCATCTGATCAGGTTCATCGCGTTAATGCGGGAGAAGTCATACGAGAAGAACTACTATGTGAGAAGATTCCACTTGCAACTCCTGAGAATGCAGTACAGTCTGCTATGAAGAACATGCAGACTGAGATAGAGAATCTCACGTCTAAAATCAGTAAGTATTTGAACTCAATCACGAGTTACGCTGATGCTGTTTCTTTCCGTGGACAAAACCCCCAGATCTTGATTAAAGATGCGTCCAAGGTGATGGCAAAATATACTAAGCCCATCATGGATCAAATGATGGCACACTCACAGAAGGTGCTAAATGCAGAGTTAACAAAAGTTGTATCTGCACTACCTTCGAGTGAGAGATATCTTTTTTCAGAGATGAAGGAAGAGATGAATGAAATGGCTCTTTGTCTCTACAATAAACTTACCAACAATCTATCAAATAAAATCGAAGGACTTCTCCTTGATGCACTGGATATTGATAATCTGATCGCTCAAGCAAGAGGAAATAGATCTGATGGAAAAGAGAATCCTTTTGGAGATGGAAACATACCGAAGACTCCAGATGTTCCGATGTGTGCTGCTGAGCAAATCGTAGCAGATGTCATCATCTCAAACATTGAAGAAATACAGGAAAACAATGACACTATGATCGAGGGTGTCAATGAATTTTTGAAAGACATTACTGATAAAGTTGCTGGTGTTCTCGGTATTGTTGATCAAATCAGTGACGGTCTTGGTATTATTGGAGCACTCTCACAACTTGGAAATATTAAAACAAGTATGGCAGCAGCAATGTTGTTTAATAACTTAAGTGTTGAAGTGTTTGGTTGTGAGTTGAAACCAAACGAGGCGGTGTCAGATGAATACATGCTCTGTAGTGGTGGATCTGGCAAACCTGACTCAAATCTCCCCTCAGAAAAAGCATTGGACGAAAAAACTGGTAAATCTGATGGCGGTGCGCCCCCAACACCTGATCCTCCAGGATTTGCACAACCAGGACCTGATACAAGGGCAGTGGGTAATGAGACTACGACACCTCCATCTGAAGATGTTAAGAATGCGACCACTGTTGATGAAAGTCCAACCGAACAAGGTGGGCAAGGTGGATTACCGCTTGGATCCACGACCATCCGTGACGGTGGTGCCCGTCAACGAGGAGGAACTGCTGTATCGAATAATGAAAGTAGTGTAAGAAATAGAAGAAGAAGAGGTGCAGGTGTGAGATCGAGAGATCCAGTGCCACCAGTTCAGAATGAAGGTGGTTAATAGGGTCAATAAATATGAATATAAAAGTGCTTAGAAGTCATTCATAAATGTCAAAGCCATTGATCAGAGCAGATCAACTTAATGCATCTGTATCTGGAACATCTAGTTTTAATATTCTTGAACCAGCAGATGATGATCTGATTCGTGTTGGTTATATTTCAACTGATCGTGGATATATTAAAGGTATTGGCAGGTGCGAAGCAAATGAGATCGCAAAGAAAGATCCTGGTATAAGGTTTATAGTTCAGACAAGAGACTTTGTTAAGTATATCAATATCAATCAAGTCAATGAACTTACTATTGATGATGTAGCACCTCAAGAAGAGTGCTCTGGTATTCAACTTGATACTGATTGTGGTCCTCCGAAGGTTGTCTTATCTGGTGGTGGAGGAGTTGGAGCAAGGGCAACACCCGTAGTAGGAAATGATGGTAAAATACTGAGTGTTGTAGTTACCGATGGTGGATTTGGATATAAGTATCCACCTAAAGTAAAGGTGCTTGATAAGTGTGGTATTGGTGCTGGAGTTGTTGCTCAGGCATTTACTGGCACGATATCAGAAACAACAATCATATATGATCGCGAGTCTGACTTTGAGGAGTATGAGATTTGTGATCCAGGCGAAGATCTAAACTCTCCAGTATTTGATGTAAGTGGGAAGGAAGTTAATAAGTTTGATGTAAAGTCATATTTTAGCAAGGATAAAGACCCATATAGAGATATCATTCTCGATTACCAACGTAAACTAAGAGAGAACGAAAGAAAACCTTTCTGGTCTACGAGGATGAATCCTCCTCTTAGAGTTATTGGTAACGGAAAAGAGGATAGAACAAAGTATGATGTTGTTCACTATGCGTGGGGTGGTGAACAGGTAACAGTTCCTTCTAGCAATCCAAAAAACTTTGAAGACGTTCAGTTTAAGATCTTTACTTCAGGTGGTCACGATAGAGGCATGGCATTTAGATTTGCCTCTGAGGATGGATCGCACAAGTTTACCATTAAGGCAGATGATTTCAAAGAAAATACAGAAATCGTAATCACTAAGGGTATCAAAAGAAACACAAAGTATTTTGTCACCTCAACTGGAAGATACAAAGGTGCTGGTGTTGAGCAAGGTCTTGCTAGTAAACTTGGAAAGAAACCAAAAGAAATAAAAACGAATGGTCCTAATAAAGAAGCAACTGGAGATACAATCTTCTGTGACTTTGCAAAGTCTGCTAACGACAATGATGACCTCCAAGTCAAATGCACACAGGGGACATTTACCGCTAGTAATAGAGACAAAATAAAAGGTCACGATACGTATCAACTTGTTTATTTCCTTGGCAATGACAAGGATTTCAAACCTGAGAGACAAAAAAATGTGATTCATGACAGTTTCATGAATCGTTATGCAATATCTCCAGTTCCTCCGTCTAATGTTCCCGGAAGTGATTTTGCAGGAATACAATATACTTTTGAATGGGAGGAATCTTTCCCTTATGATGGCGAGTACAAGTTCAATGCCATGGCTGATAACATCAGTCAGGTATATATTGACAATGAGTTGGTTCTAGAGACAAAAAGATTTAAGGGTGGACCAGACAAGTTCAAAATGTTTGTCCGTGAGGGAATCCATAAGATTAGAGTTGACTTATTTAATGTCCCTCAGGAAAGAGAGATTACTATCACTGAGGCAGTTGAAACTCAGGCAGCTAGCAATGAGATTGCTGTCATTTATAAAGGCATGTCAAAAGGTGCTGGGTTAAAGACAAGATCAAATGTTGAGGTTGTTATTGATGATGACATTAAACCAAGTTTTGATGAGAACGCATCTTTCCGTATCCTTAGCTCAACAAATAATGCTAGATTTTCACCCGATGGTAAAAAGATAATATATGATGGTAGTGGATCTATTACAATCAGATACAAATATGATGATAATCCCAGGACATCTGGATTAGCTGTCACTGACATCGAAGTTGGTGATACTACATGGAAAAGGGAATTTGATAGAAGATGGGATGCATCAGGAAAGAGTAGATTTCAGAGAAGCCAGTTTGAATTTGATCCAAACTATGATCCAGATAATCCTCCATCATATGCAAAGAAATACAGAGAAAAAGGTAGGGTAACAAAGACTGTCAATGTCAAAGGGATTGATGCTCCCCCACCGACTAGTGGTGACATTCAAAAAGTCACTGTTTTTGATACTCTCTCATCAATCAACAAAGCAGATAGAAAACTTTTTAGAATAAGTCCAGAAGCAGGAAAGGACGCTGCTTTTGTTAATCGTTTTGGAGTACTTCCATTTGATATCACTGCACCGGAGTCTTTAAGTGATGACTATGCTGGAACACATACTATTCGTTGGTATGATTTAGACTTCCCAGTGGATGGTAACTATAATATTGAGGTTGCAGTTGATGATAATGTCAACCTTAGATTCGTTAATAAAAATGGTGAAGAAACCTCCATTGAAAAAAGAGGATTCACTGCTGCTGTTGAGGATGGTGGAAGGGCGATTGGCAAGTCAACTGACGCAAAGTTTTTTAGAGCGGGTAAGTATACTTTAATCGCAGAACTATTTCAAAGAAGCGGTAAGAGATTAGCAAAGGGAAACCCGATGGTTCTTGCTGTCAAAATAGCGACATCTTTCATCGAGAGGACTGAGATTGTAAAACAATCCTGGAATGAAAATCCCATGGGAGCTGCGCTGACGATTGATGCTCCTCCAGTTCCAAACTTAGAAATACCACCACCAAAAGCAGAGGGAAGATGTCCTAATAATCCTTTCTGGACAACTAGATTTCCTGCAAAGGAATATTGGTATCCAGTGGTTGTTCCTAAGAGATGGGGTAAGTTTATGAATAGACATGCCATCTCTCCTCTTCCTCCTTTGGCAAGTAAGAGCACTGATGGTGGTGGTGTTGTATACACAACCAGTTGGGACATCGATGTTCCCTATCGCGGATTCTTTGGTTTAAGATCTACAGTAGACAATGGCGGTAGAATCCTGATTGATGGTGTCGAGGTAGCGAGAGGTGGTCTTGACTTTAGACCTAATGATGGGATCACAGGATTCAGAAATGAACCAGGCATCAAAAAGATTTTCATCGAAGAAGGTAAGCATGAGATTACCGTTGAGCTTCTTAATGAAGACACAGAGGGTCGTCAAAAGTTCAAACAAAAAGTTTTCAGCACTGCAGACTGGGCAGTGCCGCAGACAGTTAGTGAGGGTGAATCAGAACATGAAATCATTTACATTGGTCTTCATCCAAAGAATAAAAAACTAAATGTCAGTGAAGACCGTAAGACTGTCAGACTCAGAGATGGAGATGGTAATGATACAAACTCAAGACTTGAAATTCTAAGTGGCGATGTTTCATTCTCAGCAGATGGTAAGAAACTCATAGGAAAGGGTGCTGTCAAGATAAGATTGTCATGGAAAGATGATCCAGGTAATGCTGGTCTTGCTGTAAGGCAAGTAAGGATTATTGGAGGACCTGGACCTGATAACGTTAGACTCCTAGGATCAAATAGAAACTTTAGTAAAAAAAGGGGACAAGATACAGACACTTTTACTCTGACATCAAAACCTATCGTTACAGGAGAAGCAGCACTTACGGGCGGAACAGCAAGGCAAGGTGTAACATATGAGGGACCAGCTCTTGCTTCATATCGAGGTGGGACTCTAGGTGCTTTCCTTACACCCGCTTTCACGAGCGATGAACAGTATCTTTCTGAGTTCCAGGGAACGACATGGAATATGAAATGGACCGGTGTCAACTTTCCAAAAGATGGTGGATACACCATCAGGATCGAAGGAGATGATATTGCTACACTTAGAATTGATGGACAGCAAGTTGCCGAAGCCAGAGTGTTCCAAGGAGTTAAAGAATTTAATACAAATCTAACTGCTGGAAAGAAAACAGTTGAAATCGAACTCTTTAATCAGGGTGAAGATGTAGGAACCTTTAGTGGAGGAAATCCAACAGTCGTCGGTGCTATCATTGATTATAATGGCACACGAGGAACGGGAAAATCAAAATCATGGGATGATAATCCTATCGGAATCTCTGCAGAGTTGATTCCACCACCTTGTCCCAGAAATATTGATGGCAAAGGTGTTGTTGATAACATCACAGTCATTGATCCTGGTAATGGATTTACTCCACCACCACCAGGTCCACCAGATCCAGATTCTGGATCCTTCCCAGTATCTCTTGAGTTGGATTCAGTGACACTCACTGGTAATCCAATCAACTACAACTGTGGAGTTGATCAGATTGTGATTGAACCTGCAAATGGTGCTGTTCTTTCATATGAGTGTGATACCTTTGGAAGAATCACTCAGGTCAATGTTGAAAATCCAGGACGAGGATTCCAAACACTTCCAAATATTAGAATGATCACTGATACTGGAGCGGGATTTTCCGCAGTTCCAAACTTTAAAGTTGTTGTTGACCCACTTGACGAAGTTGGTCTGCTTCAAGTCACAGACCTTCCAGGAATCAAACGCACTGGATTTGTCAATGGTCGTCCTTACTATGGTGCTGTCTACATAGAAGGAGGCTTGAAGTTTGCAGGATTCTTTGCTACAGTGGGAACACCTGTGCAGGTATATGATACTCTGCAGGAGAGTATTGATGCTGAGGTCACTACACCTCCATCTGCAATCCAGAGACAGGGTACAGACATTAGAGCAAATGATCCAAGACTTGATATTCCTGATACTCCCGATCAACTTATTTAAAGATGACAGAACCCAGAAATCAATCTAGCGCCAATAATAGGGAGCAAGGAAAATCAAACTACGACGGCACTGTTATTAGCAGCAGCAGACATGCTTGTGTCTCCATGGGTAAAGTCCACAAACCTGGTGATGTAACATCTGCGTTTTGTGTTGAGACCGCTGATGGAAAACATAATTTTTTCATGGATGCGGATGGACAAAGAAAAGGATGGACCACAAGCACAAGTCCTGGTGTTTTTCAAGTTGAGTGTGGTGAACATCCAGATATTGAAGATGTTGATGAAAAAGAGGCTCTTGACAGTTTGGTTTTCATCTGTAAAAATGGTAATACTTTAATAAGAAATAAGAATGGTAAAATACGATTAGAGGCCACTGATATTGAAATGATCGCCACTGGCGAGGGATCTTCTAAGGGCAACATACGTATAGACGCAAAAGAAACTGTTGATATTAAATGCAAAAAACTTAACGCTGATGCAAAATCTCTTATAAAATTGACAACACCTGGTGTGGTTGATTTATCAGCAAACGCCTGTATGAAAATCTATGCCTCAATCATTCGTGGTGTTACTGATGCGGTGAAGGTCAAAGATGGTGATTTTGGTGGCAAAAAAATCCTTGAATCAAATAACAAAACAGTATAGGAGTAAATATGTCTTTTAATCTTGATGACGTATGTGTTGGTGGTCAACTAAAAGTTGGAACCGGTATCGTCCCCGCCATTAAAGAAGGGGATGAGAGAATCAATGGTTCGGTTTATGCTAAAGGACCAGTAGTTTTTGGCGGACCTACAGAGTTTGATCAAAATAGAGCTACCTTAATGGTTGGCAGAACTAGAAATAATGATAAAGATTGTGATCCAGCAGATCATTCGCTTTGGTCAAAGGGAAACGTGTATATCCAGGGTGACGATGCGTTTACACAAAATACCCTGACTATCAAAAGTGAACTTGACACTGCTATCAATGTCAATAATGTTACAACGATTGATAGTAAGGGTGATGCTATCTTTGCGATCGGCACCAATGGGCAGACACTTTCTTCCAGATTTTCTGCAGCAGATGCAAGACCAAAACCATTCGATATCAAACACCCATCAAGAGACGGATATCGTCTTCGCTATGCCTGCGTTGAGGGACCTGAGGTTGCTGTTTATTATAGAGGTCGCGTAAAGAACGAAAAGGTAATCATTCTTCCAAGTTACTGGAAAGATTTTGTGTATGAAGATAGCATTTCTGTGCAGTTGCAACCTATTGGTGCTCATCAGGATGTGATTGTAAAAAGATGGGACAGCGAAAAGATCTACCTCCAGTCGAAAGGTGGTATGCCCATCGATTGCTTCTTCCATGTTTATGCTGAGAGAAATGACATCAATCCTTTGATCACTGAATATGAAGGTGAGTCGTGTCAGGACTATCCTGATCCTAATCACCATCAAATCCCTGAGAGTGATAGAAACTACAAAGATCCCAACTACGCGAGAGAGCAGAACACAAGAACTAAGTGAGAAAACTAATCTTCGTTGAAGACAATTTTATTAGCGAAGAAGATTGTCAAAGATATATCAAACTATCAAAAGAAAACCAAAATCCGATACCCTATGGTGATGTAAGTCGTGGTGGTGACACCTATCTTACGACTGTAGAATGGGAAAACCAGGGTGCTCGGTATCTTGGTGGTGATGTTGACAGTGTTGTTCCATCCGAGGACTCTGTTATTGCAAGGGTTAATGAACTGTGTAAGTCATTTGATAGTGAGATAGAACTTGATTATGTGGGTGTGGTTCGTTGGCCTGTTGGGACATTTATGAAACCACATGTGGATGACAACAATATTCACAACCCTGATGTTTTCGCTGCGATGCTTTACCTTAATGATGACTTTGAAGGTGGTCACACCTTGTTTGAACAGTATGATATCAAACCAGAGGTGGGTAAACTCATCGTGTTTTCCAACTCTCAACTCCTACACTATGTCAGCAAGGTGGAGGGCAGTGAAAGATTTGTCCTATCATTCTGGTATAAGAGGTTGACACCCCCCACTGATTGACCTAAAATAAGCAGGTAATCAAACAAACCCCATGCAAGACGAGTATCTCACCCGCTGTGTCGTTGACCCCGTGAGTCGCAAGTTCTTCCTCTATTCCAATGAGGGTGATGAGCGTGTTGTTGACTGCGAAACCGTGGATCAGTTCATGGCAGTGCTTGAGTTGGTGCGTGACAAGTGTGAAGAGGATGTGCTGGCATACAAAAACCCCCTCTGAGCAAAAATGACTTTTAATTCCAAAAAAGGCGGAAAAAAAATCCCGCCAAATTTTTACCCTGAGGGGTTTTACGAAGAAATCATCAAATGCTACGAGTATGAGACCCGAAACCCGACAATCTATGGAAATGTTATTCGCAGCGAAGTGGAACTTACCCAAAGCAGCGAAGAATGCAGGTCTGACCAATAAGGAGATGAAAATCACCTTTAATGAATATTGTACGTTTCATCCCCCGACATACAATGGATGATCTGAGGATTTATTGTCAGAATGAACAAGATCAACTCAATGTTGTATCCTTCTTAGAGGAGAATTTTCCAGATGTCAAAGTCTGCACTTGGGATCCAGATCCTGTAGATACTGGATCCTGGGGAATGTTCGTTGATGAGTTTGAACCTGATTTATGGTCAAAACTTGTACAACACCTTGAAAGTGAAGATTGTTGGGTTTATGAAGATATGATAGAATTGTATCTTGAGACTGATGACGGTATTAAAGAATATACGTCTGACTTTTAGGGAGCGTGGCGGAATCGGTAGACGCACCAGACTTAAAATCTGTTAACCTTGTGGTTGTGGGGGTTCAAGTCCCCCCGCTCCTATCCTAAATACAGTGGGGTACGCTATAGACCCATGAAATATCAAATACAGACAAAGTATTGTTGGTATGACAACAAGAAACAAATTGTCTTGATGTATTTGATACAAGGAGTTCCGTTCACTTTTGATGATTTACCAGAATACGCAATCCACGACCCAGAAATCATTGAGTTAGCCAATAACACAAAGTGTTGGAACGTTGAAGAATTGTATCGAGCATCAATGTATCTAATGGCAGAAGAATGCCATCCTATGTGTTTTGAGTTAGAATTAGAAAACCCTGAGTTATTACCTGTTGACTAATGATCATCAACCTGTGGTATAATCAAGTAATGAAAGAGTGGCGTTGGTCACTTACAGAAACAGGAGTAATGACCCAGCATTCTGGTGGTCAAGAAGAACTCCGTGATGCTATGAATGATGTTGCAAATACAGTCGAATATATACTTGACAATGAACTAAAAGACGGGTAATATATAAGTGTGTGAAGGAAGTCGCTAAAGGGTAACCGCTTTGTCGGTTGCCCTTTTTTCTTATGATAAATAATCTGTAACGGACTATAAGTATTAATAAGATGGGTCTCTCCAGATTAGATAATTTTCTGAAATCGTCGCGTGGTACTATTCTTTATGTCAATCCTAACGACCTAGATGCAACTGATAGTATTGAAAACCAGGGCAATTCGCTGACTCGTCCGTTTAAGACGATCCAGCGTGCATTGCTTGAAGCTGCAAGGTTTTCGTACCAAAGAGGACTGAATAACGATAGATTCGCTAAGACAACGATTCAGGTTTATCCTGGAGATCATGTCATTGATAACAGACCTGGTTTCATACCAGATGGAACGAACAACTATAGATTACGAAACGGAACGACATCCGATAATCTACCAGCATTTGACCTGAGCACTAATCTTGATCTGGCGTCCGCAGATAACAATCTCTTTAAACTCAATAGTATTCATGGTGGTGTAATCATCCCCAGAGGAACCTCACTGGTTGGTGTTGATGTTCGTAAGACCAAGATTCGTCCGAAATATATCCCAAGTCCAACAAATAGCAATATTGAGAGATCTGCAATCTTCCGTGTCACTGGAGGTTGCTACTTTGGTCAGTTTAGTATCTTTGATGCAGATCCAAATGGTGTTTGCTTCACAGATTATACGACAAACACATCTGTTCCAAACTTCTCACACCATAAACTGACAGTTTTTGAATATGCTGACGGTACAAACAACGTCAGCATTAATGATGCTTTCCAGACCTTCACTGCAGACAGAACTGACCTGCAGATGTATTATGAAAAAGTCAGTTTGGTATATGGTCAGTCATCAGGTCGCTCTATTGAACCTGATTATCCATCCACTTCACTTGATATTGAACCTAAGATTGACGAATTCCGTATTGTTGGTTCAACTGGTGAGTCTGTAGGCATCTCAAGTATCAAAGCAGGCGATGGCACCACATCAACCACCAGTATCACCGTAACTACTACAACTGCAGTTCCTGGTCTGGATGTTGACACTCCATTCCGTATCTCAGGTATCACTGCATCTGGATATAATGGTCAACATGTCGTTAATGAAAAACTGAGCAGCACTCAGATCCTGTATAAGGTTCAGACTGCACCTGATACTGCATTGCCATCTGCAACTGGTGCAACGATTGCACTTGTATCCGATACTGTTACATCTGCATCACCTTATATTTTCAACTGCTCATTGCGTTCTGTCTACGGTATGTGCGGTATGCACGCTGATGGATCAAAGGCAGACGGATTTAAGTCTATGGTTGTGGCACAATACACTGGTATTGGTCTGCAGAAAGATGACAATGCATTCCTTAAGTACAACTCAACCACTGGTGTATGGGATGACAACACCGTTGCTGGTAATGAAGCGATCAGCACCGATTCAAGAGCAGTTTACAAACCAGATTATGAAAACTTCCATATTAAGGTAAGTAATAAAGCCGTCATTCAGGCAGTTTCTATCTTTGCGATTGGATATGCTGAGCAGTTCTTAGCAGAAAGTGGTGCAGATATTGCAATCACAAACTCTAACTCCAACTTCGGTGCAAGAGCACTGGTTGCAAAAGGATTTAGAAATGATGCGTTTGCACAAGATGATGTTGGATATATCACTCATATCATCCCTCCTAAAGAAGTTCCTCTGACTGAGACTGCGATTGAGTTCCAGTCAATCGATGTTAATAAGACACAAGCACTGACTGGTGTTGGTTCTACCGGACATTTGTTCCTGTTCAACCAGACAAATGCTGATGTCAAACCCGAGACAGTCGTCCAAGGATATCGCATCGGTGCAAGAACTAATGATACTCTGAGAGTTCTTGTTTCCTATGGTTCGAGCACAACTGAGTATACTGCTCGTATCACAATGCCCGACTCAGAACTGAGTGGGGAGAAAACTTTTGATGTTAATCGAAGTGTAACAGGCATTAATAGTATTGGTTCATATAGTGATGGTGGCAATGCGAATGTCGTCACCTTATCAGCAGCTCACAGTTTCCTGAACGGGGAATCTGTTCGTGTACTGAGTGATGATGGTCACCTCCCTGACGGATTGACTCCTAATACCGTATATTTTGCTATTACGGAAGGAACTGGTATTTCCACAAATACTAATATTAAGATCGCAAAGACTCTGACTGACGCTCAGAACAACAATCCTGTCTCCATTAATGAGAAAGGTGGTGTACTGAAAGTTGTATCTAGAGTATCTGATAAAGTCGCTGGTGATCTTGGACATCCTGTTCAGTATGACAGCACTAATGGTCAGTGGTACATTAATGTATCAACCGCATCTACAGAAAACAATATCTATTCAACTATTGTTGGTCTCGGATCAACAGGATTGGGATCTGCAACTCCTAGAACGTTTGTCAATAGAAAGTCTGACAGAAGAAACGCTAACGATACATTGTATCGTGCAAGATATGTTATCCCATCATCTGCTGGTGGCGCAGTAGCAAGACCACCAACTGATGGATTCATCATCCAAGAATCAAACACTGGTATTGGTGCAACTGATGCTGAGATTCAAACTTACTTTGGTAGTGGATCAATCACCAATGTAAACCAGCAAAGAAACTTTAGATTTATTGCTGATGCAACTTGGGATGGCACGAATGCTCTGATTACAACTGAACTGCCACACAACTTGACTGATGGTGCTCAGGTTGAACTGGTCAATATTAAGAGTGCTAACAACACAACTGGAACTGCTAACACTGGTTTCAACAGAACTTATGATGTCATCGGAATCAGTAGTGCAACTCAGTTTATTGTTGGACTAGCAACTGATCCTGGATCATTCTCTAGTGATACATCTTCAAGAACCACATCTCTTCCATACTTTAAGAAGAAGAGACTGAACAATACATTCTATGTTTACAACCACTCTGAGGTTCAACCATATATTGCTGGTGAGCAGGATGGCATTTATTATGTCACGATGCTCAACTCCACTAACTCTCCTACTATCTCTCCATTTACTGCTGAGAAGTTCTCTCAACCAGTCAAAGAGTTGTTCCCACAGACAAGCAGAGATAATCCAGTTGGTGATCCTCCAGCATCCAAGTGTTTTGCTTCTCCATCACTGATTGGTGATGTTGTCATCAACGATGTAAGAAACAGTGTCACTAGAGAGAGTGTTGATAAGTATTTCCGCGACACTGATGTTGGTGTAGGTATCACTAATATTGTTTCATCTGGAACTGCACATACGATTACATCTGTTATTGATCATGGACTTAATCGTGTGACATCACTGTCAATCGTCAGTGGTGGTGCTGGATATGGATCTGGTGCAGCTGGTGATCTCTATAATGCTAAACTGGTTGCCATCGGTTCATCCACAACTGGTAAGCACGCCACTGCTAAGATTACATTTAACTCTAGCGGAACTATCACTGCTGTCAAAGTAATGAACGGCGGTGCTGCTTATGGTGTTGGTAATACCATGGCAGTTGTGGGTGTCGCTACTACATCTGGATATTCTCAAGCAGTTGTTCAGGTATCAAACATCTACGACAACGTAGGAGACTCAATCCGTGTGCTTGGTGTTTCTTCTGCATCACTTCAGAATTATAACGACCTTTATCGTATTACTGGTGTTGAAATCGGTGCTGCAACATCAGTTACTGTGGCTGCGGCAAGCACGATTGTTGGTCTGTCTGAAGCAGGCATAGGTTTCACTGATACTCAGAATGCTTACTTCTATCTGACTGGTGAAGCACTACGTATTTCAGCATTGGATTACACCAGCAGCGGTGGTATTGCAACAGTCACAACTTCAAACCGTCACGGACTGAAAGTCAACAGTAAGGTTAGATTTACTGGTGCGGATCAAGCACTTTACAATGGCGACTTCATTGTTAAAGAGAACCTCAGTCTGACTTCATTCTCAGTCAATGTTGGAACTGGAACCACAGCACCAACGATGTCTGGCACGATGTTTGGATATCGTGAGGGTTATTCATCTACAGACGGTTCTTTGACCATTGATGATGAAAGCCTGAACGGAAGAATGGTTCCTTCTTATGCAGGTATTACTACAACTCTTGCTGCTAACGTTGATAATGCAACCACTGCAAATGTCAGTTTGACTGACCTTTCAACACTGGATGTCAACATCGGTGATTATCTGATGGTTGATGATGAACTTGTTCGTGTTAAGACTACAACTACAGGTTCTAACCCAATCTCTGTGTTCCGTGGTGTTCTCGGAACAAAGGCAACAGCACACGATATTAACTCTGTCGTTAGAAGAGTTAGAGTTGATCCCGTTGAATTGAGAAGACACTCAATCAACAGGGCATCTGGACATACATTTGAGTATGTTGGATTTGGTCCTGGTAACTACTCAACTGCTCTGCCACAGAAACAGAATCGTGCGATCTCTGGTAAAGAAGAGATTCTGTCACAGTCCACCAAGCAAGATGGTGGTGTGAACTTCTTCACTGGAATGAACGATAAGGGTATTTCGTTCTCTGGCAACAGAAAACTCAGCACTTTGACTGGTGTTGAAGAAATCTTTGATACCCCAGTTCGCACTGTGACTGGTGAGGACATTGGTAATGACTCTTCCATCAATATTGTTAGCCCACTAGAGGGTAGATTCTCTCGTTCCATCATTGTTGAGGGTGGATCTGATAATAAGGCAACTTCCGAGTTCAATGGTCCTGTAATCTTTAATGAGAAGGTTACCTCACTCTCAACTAAGGGTGTTGAGATGGACTCGCTCTTCCTGCAGGGCGGTGCTACAGTTTCGCGTAAGTATACCGTTGGATTTGCTACTCCAACACAAGCAGGAAACTACGGAGATATTGTTTTCCAAGGTAGACCCACTAAGGGTGGTAACTCTGGTTGGATCTATACCACTGATAATGATTGGTATCGCTTCGGCACAATCAGTCTTTCACTGCTAGATCAAGGTCTGGTTGGTCTCTATGATGGTGTTGGTATTGGAACCACATCACCTAATCCAGAGGGTGGCACCAAGAGAAAACTTCTGGTTGGTTCTGGCACCACACAATTCTCCGTTGATGATATTGGCGTTGGTATCGGAACCACCGCAAATGAGTACAAACTCCACATCATTGGTAACCAGAATGTTGTGGGATATGTCACAGCATCTTACTTCATAGGTGATGGTTCTGGTATTACAAACATCAACGCATCTAACACTGGTTGGACACAAATCACTGGTGGCATCTATGATACAGCACTTGGTGTCGTTGGTGTTGGTACATCAGTTCCTAAGTACAACCTTGAGGTTGGTTTGGTTGGAATGGGTTCAACCGCATTCCAAGTCAATGGAGACTCTAGATTCATTGGTCTAACGACTGCTGCTAACGTATTTGTTGGTGGTGCTCTGACCGCACTTGGTTCTTACAACATTGAGAATGTTTCTTCGGGTGTCATTCGCGCATCTTCTGTTGGCATCGGAACCACAAATCCAGTACAATCATTCCAGGTTGGAAGCGGAACTACAACTCTGCTTACGGTCACTGGTATTGGTTCGGTCGGTATCGGAACCACATCACCAACCGTTGATCTACAGGTTGATGGACACTCACAGTTCAAGACTTACTCTGAAACTGTCGGTGTTGCTACCGTTGTATCTGGTGTTGTTACGATTGACTTGTCTAACGCACAATCGTTCATCTGTACCGCAACCAGTGCGATCACGCAGTTCACTGTATCCAATCCACCATCCGGTTCTTCTTCGTTCACTATCAGACTGACACAAGGAAGTTCCGCAGTCGCGGTTGGTATTGATACATTCAAGACATCTGGTGGTGCTGATATTCCAGTTTACTGGCCAGGTGGACTCGCGCCGATAGTTACGCCGACAGCAGACGCGACAGACATCTACTCATTCAAAACATTTGATGGTGACAACCTATCATCAGTCGGTCTGTATGGCGTCGTTGGAGGTCAGAACTTCTCATGAGCGATCAGGATTTTTTCCGTCTTATTCCTACCAAGTTGGACCTCAATGGTCCAATCTTGGGATTCTCAACAAACCCAGTCGGAGTCGGAACCACTAATGGTGGTTCTGTAACTCTTTCTGGTATTGCAACAGCAGAGTTCCCTAACTCTGCTAATAATGATGGTTCTATTTCATATCAGTGGTATGAGGTAGGTGAGGGTGCTGTATCAAATGGTGATAATGTCACTGGAGCAGCAACCACTACGATTACATTATCCAATCTCTCTACACCAGGAGACAATGGAAGACAGTTCTTCCTGAGAGCAGATTACCAACCTGCCCAAAGAACAACGGGTAATGCGGTTAATGATCCTCTAGATTCTGACACAGCAACGATCACTGTTGATCCTTTGATTGAGATTGTTGCTCAACCATCAAACAGACAAGCACTTATTGATACTGATACTACTTTTACTATTAATGCAAGTTTGACAGATTCATCGTATGAAACTCCCCTTTCATATCAATGGGCACTTGAGGGAGAAGATATTGATGATGGAACAGTAACCACTGAGGTTAGTGCAACAAATGTTGATATTACATATACTTCTGACGATGCCATTGATCTTCCTTCCGATGCTACAGATGTCATAATCACAGTTGCGGGAGGAAAAGGCGGAGGTGGTGGTTCTGACGCTGGTGGCAGTGGTGGCAGTGGTGGAAATGGAAGAGCTGCGAAGTTTACTTATCCTGATGGTGCTAGAACTCTTACGATAAGAGTTGGAAATAGAGGTAATGGTGGAACAAGTGGTGGTAATAATGCATTTGGTACAGGCGGATCAAGCACCGTAGCAGATGGTGGTAATGGTGGTGGTGCTGGACAAAACGGTTGGTCCGGTGGTGGTGGAGGAGGCGGTGGTGCCTCTGGAGTATATGATTCAGAAACAGATTCATACACTATCGTCGCTGGAGGCGGCGGTGGCGGTGGTGGTGGTTCGCACAATCGTGGTGGAAGTGGAGGAGGAACTGCTGATGGTTTTTCAACAACTACATCAGTTTCAGTAAGTGATGGTGATGCTGGACAAACTAAATCTGGTGATGGTGGCGGCGGAGGCGGAGGAGGCGGTGGTGCCTCTGGTGGATCAGGAGGAAGTTCTGGTGAAGATAATAGTAATGGTGGTTCTGGGGGTAATGGTGCAGGTTCAAAATATGTAAGCTCAGTCGCAACTTTAGATTCGCAATGGGAGAATGATGGTGACGGATATGTAAATCTAAAGTTCACCACCGCGACCGACATTCCTGGTGTAACAGTAACCAGAACAATTACTAATGTTGTTTCTGGAACAAATACGGAAACCCTGACTATTAGATCTGATAGTGTTGGTATTCAAACCGTGTCTGTTAGACTTACTCAATCTGATGCGACAAACTCACCACTTACGAGTGATACGGTAAACTTTGCAGCGGTGTCTGATGCAAATCAATACAATGTAAATGTAGAGGCAATCGGTATTGCAAATACTGCAACACTTTCATCAGTCAATCTCTTTAACGGAGATTACACTTTCTATACTTCTGGAAGTGATGCTGCAGAATCAAGAATCACAAACTACTACAGCATCTATGCACCTGACAAAGATCTGAGTGTTGAGATGGACCTTTACGGTGGTAAGGGATATGACAAAGGTTCTTACACTGGTGGAGAAGGTGGATTCTCTCGTGTCAGATTTACAATGGAACAGAATGTTGAATATGTGATTGCGGGATTATCCACATCTGTCAACGCACCATTTGTGTATAGAAAAGCACAGTTGATCGCTGCTGTCGGAGGCGGTGGTGATGCTGGTGGATCTGGTAATGGTGGTTTCGGCGGTGGAGTTGGCGTTTCTGGTGAAGGTGGTAGCGGTCGTGGTGCTGGATCTGGTGGATCTGCATTTGATGCAGGCACACTCCCTGCGAATGGAATCTTTGGATCTAGAACATCATTGACTGCAACTGCACCCGACACAAAGGCTACCACTCCTTCAGGCGGTAGAGCACTGAAGTGTACCAGAGGTGACTATTGGAGAGATCAAGGATTCACTGCTTGCGAAGATGTTACAACGGGTCAAGCACGCATTTCAGATGGAACTGTAGTCGCTAATACTGCTTCTATTACCAGAGGTTACAAGGATGGATATAGCATCATTCAAACTGATGGCAGAGGTGACTCTGGTGGTGGCGACGGCGGTGCTGGAGCAACAGGTGGTAATGGAGGAACCAGCGATTCTGGTGGTGGAGGAGGATCAGGATACACTGATGGATCTGTCACCGTGGTAGATGCGAACCTTGGTGGTGGTGATGAAAATGCTCGTGTGGTATTGAGAATCGTAACCTGATAAATAATTAAAATCTATGGGGGGAGAGTGAACCCTAATGGCTGTCAATAAGAATTTTGTAGTCAAAAATGGTTTAGAGGTCAACACTAACCTCTTACTCGCTGATGCTGATAACAGTCGAGTTGGTGTTGGCACATCTGTACCTTCATTTACCCTCCATGTTTTTGGTGGCATTGGCGTAACTGATGTCAGTGTCACAGGTGTTACTACATTATCAAGCGATCTTAAGGTTGGATCAGGCGGAACTGGATTTGTTGTCACAACAGATTCAGCAACTGGTGCTGGTCAATCTGTTGGTATCAGAACTGGTTTCCCCGAATATACTTTAGATGTCCGTGGTCCTGTTAGTACAGGCACCACGGCATTGTATGTTTATGGTGATACCAGAATCACAGGTGACCTATTTGTTGATGATATCACATTTGATGATGCAACGATGCAGGACCTTACGGTCACTGATACATTAACAGTTGCAGGTGTAACCACTCTTGCAAGTGGTGGTGGTATATCCACTGTTGGTGGTCAACTTTATGTTGCAAGTGACATCAATGCTATTGGTGTTATTACAGCAACATCATTTATTGGTCTTGGTCAAATTGGTGTCGCATCTGAAGGCACCTTTGTTGGAACTGGTGTTACCTTAGTTGACTTTAAAACAACAACCGGAACTAACATCAACTCAGTTGATATATCTTCTGGTATTGCATCAGTAACTATCCAACCAGGTGTTTCACTTGGACTCGCAATCGCTCTCGGCGGTTAATAAATACATTTAACACTAAAGAACAATGGCAGAAGCTTTTTCAAATAAGGTCGTGAGAGCGGCGGGAATTGTGACCACCTATTCAGGTAGCTCTGTGGGTATTGCTAGCACCGCTATTACGGTGACAGCAAACACTGGTATTGGCGTTTCTGACTTGGTTGATAACGGCAACTTTATTGCTGGAACCAGGGTTCACTCAATCAGTGGCACTACGATCTTTGTTGATCGTGCTTCTACCAACACTGCAGCGGCATCTAATCAAACGGTTAGATTCCTTGGTCCCACGACTGCATATACATCACCTGCAGCAACCAAGAGTATTTTGATTGGTGGAACATTCGCTAATAACACCAACAACTCAGTTAATCTGACACTAGAAACGCTGGATGCCAGCACTGGAATCACCGTTGCCATTGCGAGTAAGATTCCTGTTCCTGCTGGAAGTTCATTCGTCATCTCAGATACAGGTAAGACATTACTTGAGGCAACTGATGAATTGAGAATTTATTGTGATACGACGAGCGCAATCGACGCATCACTCAGCATCCTGACAGGAGTCTCCTGATATGGCAGATAGAAACGGATATATTGGAAGAGCACCGAGTGATTCATCGGTTGTTGTTGCAAGACAAACATTTCAACCCACTGGAATCACAACAACGTTTACCTTTGCATCGGGGTATACGATTGGATACTTAGATGTTTTCCTCAATGGTGCTAAGCAGATTGAGGGTCAAGACTATGATGCCAATAATGGTTCTACCTTTGA